GCCTACGAACTGCTCCAGGCCGCCAGCGCAGCCGGCGCCACGGTGATCAGCGCCGCGTGCCAACCGCTGGAGCGGCAATTGCCTTTTGCTCCCCTGGCCGACAGTCTGGGGCGTTATTTACACAGTTTGCCCGAGGCGACGTTGCATCGCCTGCCAGCGGCCACCCTGACACAACTTGTGCAGATTGCCCCGACCTTGCAGGATCGACTGCCGGATCTACACCCGACCTTGAACGATAATCTGCTGGGCAGTGAAGAAAGCCGCCAGCGTTTGATCGATGGCCTGGTCGGCTTTTTCGCCAAGATCGCCAGCGAACGACCGCTCCTCTTCTTTCTCGATGACCTGCATTGGGCCCCATCAGCTTGATGCTGCCCGACAGGGACTTTGCCCGGCTGGTCAGGGCTTCAAGACCGCCAGAGGCACTCTTGCCGCCTTTTTCGATCTGCTGCAGAGCCTTTTCGCCGCTGGCGCCGATTTCGACAAGCTCGGCCTTGACCTGACCGCCGTCCTCGACCGCCAGCCTTACGGCGTATGTGTATTTAACATTACCCATTCTCGTCCGTACCGTTGTCGTTCAAGAGCGGAACGATGGCGGCCTCGGCTTCCTGCAAAAGCTCGGAAACCGTGGCCGTGTCGTAGCCGCGCATCTGTGCTATCTGGAGGGCTGCATCAACGCCCAGACCGACAACATGGCCGGAGGGAGAAAGACGCAGTTGGCCAAGAGAGGCCATGAGGACGTCCCACGCCTGGAATTCTTCCTCGTGGATCAGGCCGTGCTCTTCGTAGGGGCATCCTTCGCAGACGAAACCGAGGCTTTTGCACCCTTGGCAGTATTCCGGCCCTCCGCCGCGCTGGAAGTGCCAGCCGCAGAGAGCCTTGATCCGTTTTTTGAGGCGTTCAGGAGAACCTGCCGGAGCGTGAATTCCTGATAAAACCGTTCGCCGACCGGATAAAGATCCATCACGGCGCGGAGATTATCAGGCGTGGGGGCGGCATCTTGCCCGTCCAGCTCCACGCCCTTGAGGGCGGTGGCATGGCGGAAGGCAAGCTCATATATAAGGTATGCTTGGTATATGCCGTCTCTCGTTTCGGCATCGGCGTCCTTGGGGGCGTTTTTATCCGCTTGCCGCCGGGCGGATGCCTGCGCCGCAAGCATCGATGCCGTCGTGAGAGGGGTAACCGTGACGACGATGCCGTAAGGCAGATCGAGGTCGTAGGGTTCGTTTTTCTGTTTCAGGCTGATCATGCGTACTGACTCCCGTCGAGATCGTTGAGAAGAGTGACCGTGAGCATCTGTCCGGCGCTTTCGTTCTTCGCGCCGCGAAACTCAAACGTCGCCTGCACACCGCCAGGGCCATTGACGGAGACTTTGGGTTTGGGGAGATAAACCTCATGCGCCGTGATGGTCAGGGACAGTCCGCTGTCGAGCGTGTAGGAAAACTCCAGATCCACCGGATCGCCGTCCTGCGCCTTGTCGAAGAACGTCGTGTCGGCGAACCGGACATCGATGCTGCCCGTCAGGGCGGCCACCGTCGGATCGGCGCCGTCGATCTTGCCATCGTCGCGGATGGTTTCAATGCGCTCCAGATTGTTGGAGTAAGTGACGCTGCCCGCCGTCAGGTTGGCGATGGGGACGCCGCCGCTGCGGATCTCGCCCTGGAACTGGCTGATCCGTCCGAAGGTGAGCGTCTGCGGTGTGCCGCCGAGCGTGGCGCCGTTCCGGTCCTCGCCCTGGGCAATGGCGTTAACCGTCGCCGTCGCCGCGCCCGAACGCTGGAAACTAAATGCGATGGAATTCAGCACCACGCCGGTATGCATGAAAAAGGCCGGGATCTTGGACAGGCCGACCTCAATGGAATAGCTCGGCAAATCGTCGGAACCGGAAGCGAAAACGTGGGCCGTCCCGCCGCCTGTCAGCGTGTCGCCGCTGACCGTGGCTGCGGAGGCTTCGAGCGTGAAGGCGTTTCCAGCCTGTCCGACCGTATCGTGAACGACCCGCAGGCGTTGCGTTCCGGTGGGGCGGCTGTAGGTGGCGTCGTTGACATCATCGTCGCTCGACCCGTTCAGGACGCTGACGATTTCGTCGACCGTCTGGATCACCGTACCCTGAATGTCGATTTCGTTGGCGCCGGGGGTGTCATCGACAAACGTGAATTCCACGCCGTTGATGGTAATGGTGTCGCCAGCCGTGGGATTGACCGAAAAGTCGATATAACCTTCCGCCGCCACGTCGTCGGAGTCTGGATCGCCGAAAATGCCCGTCAGCCAGAACCCCAGGTAACGCGGATCCACCGGCACGGCGATGTCGCCGTCATCGTTGATCACATCACGCAGGGGCTGGGCCGGATCGCGTCCGAAACCAAGCACCGGGTCGTCAATCAGCCCTTGTTCGCTGCTGAGATTGCAGCTGGTAAAGGGCATTTTCCAGTAATTGCCTGTCGCGCGCTGCCCATACGTCGTTTCACGCTTGAGCAGAAGCGCGGCATTCGAGCCGTAAGCTCTTGCCATATCAAGTCTCCATTTGCTAGGGGTTAAAAGAAAAACGCCCTCTGGGGAGGGCGTTCGGTAGTTGTTGACTTACTTGCGAAGTGAAGCGTTCATCGGATGAAAAGGAGATGAACCATGAAATTGCATTTTCCGTGGACGGGGATTGAGAAATCCCTCGAAGAAATAAAGACGGCCACCGCTGCAAAACCGCTGTACGGACAAGAAACCGGAAAAGGTCTCTGGCTCGTCGGCGATCAGGGCGTCTATCTCATGCCCAACACGACGGACGGCAAACACAACCGCGACCGCAAGGAAAACGAAACCTTGCTGGTCGTTTACGCCCGCGAATGCGATCCCACCGCGCTCGATTTCGAGACTTGGTGGGAAAACAAACGCTCATCATTTGGCGGCGACGACGGCGTCGATTTTCTCGACCTTGAGACGGTCGAGAAACTGGCAGCCGATCCTCCAAAGCCAAATGCAAAACCTCAGTATCTTGTGATCGACATTTCGCCGAGCCAATTCAGCGTCGGCGTTGTCTGGGGTACGCTGCATTAATCACGACAACGGCGTGTCGGCCTCGTAATCCGCCACAAGAATGATCGTTCCCGTTTTTATCGCCGGACCGCCGATGACTGGCTCGATGCTGACTTCCGGTCGGCTGTAGGTCAGTCCCGCCACGAGGCCGTCCAGATCTGGGTTTGATTCCAGAGCCTGTCCGATCTCTAGCAGCATGGCGTCAAATTTTTGGTCCCGCTGGGCGGGATTGCCTTCCTCGACATAAACCACGACTTCGATGGCATGCTGGTAATAGGCGCTGCCAAAGCCGCCCAACACAAGATCAGGATCGCCGGGGTCGCCGTCATAAATGACGATCAGCCCATCGTTCGGAATCTTCTCCGGCAGCACGGAGTTGCGTTCCACGCGCGCGGAGCAGCCGTCGCCGAGGACGGTCTTGAGCTTCTCCAATATTTCCTCGGCCTTGCTACTCGGCATTTTCCCGTGATCTCCGTGCGTGTTCCTGCTCGATTAAATTCGGCATTTTGTCGATCCAGACTTTGGCGGCACCCGCCACATCGAGGCGTTTTTCCAGCTTCACCTGACGGATCAGGATGAACATGATCGCCGTCGTCAGTCCTTTGCCCGTCCGCAGGGCCGTTTCGCTGGCCTTGCGGAAGCCCCGCAGCTGGCCGGTCTTGCGGCTGTAGGAGGCGCGGACATCGTGGACCACGAGGAAGGACGGACCTTTTTCGCGGTAGACGAATTCCAGTTTTCCGAGCTTGGCTTCAGGAAACGTCGTGGGCGTAATCCTTTTGCCATCCGTGCCGCGTTTCGGCGCCACGGCGGTGGGGATGGCCAGCCAGACGCCGCCCGCTTTCGGCTTGATCAGGACGCCCTTGTCGAACGCTTCGACGATGCGCGGCGCGCGCGTATAGACCAAACCGGCCGGATCGTATCCTTTGTTCTCGTAAACTTTCGACCGCCACGCATTGGCCAGCTTGCTGCCCATGCCAGCGCCGGTGATCTGACCGCGCAGGGCCGTCTTAAGACCGTCCGCCGCTTCTTTCGTTCCCGCCTTGATCGCCCCGGTGAGAGTAGAAAACTCCTTCTCCATATCCTTGCGGAGGGAGCCGATGATCTTGGCGGTGAATTTCATGGGAATGACCTATATATAAGTGAGGCTGGCTGGCAGCGTATGCCGCTCATCAGATAGCCCTTGTTTTCGGGATAGGCTTTCAAGATCAAGGCATT